GGACATCAACCTGCGCTTGGTCAAGACCGCGAGCATTATCGATGTCGAATGTGAAATCTAATTGCCCCACAACGGCTGCCGGTGGGGTTACGGTGTCGGGTATCAAGTCATACGCCCGAAGCCCTGTAATCGTCTCTAAACGCGTTTTAAGGCCATCTCTGACTTGGGATGGAATCATTAGTGAGCCAACCCTTTATTGCGCTTGAATGGGCGGATTAAAGCCTCTACATCGGGGTCTAGGCGACTGGTTAGGCGCACAGTTCCAAGTTCAGGGGTTCCGGCGATGCCGAAGGGCGATTGCTTACGCACGAAGAGCCTTGATGACTGAATGATGCAGGCTTGGTTAATCTCGGCAGGAACGGCAGTCCAACCAAAGACACCCTTGACCCGAAGCGAGTTCGGAAGGTTTACCGGCCAAACATAGCGGTCAATGGCAACTAAGCGATTGATAGGCCAGCCACGATTCGGGTTGTTAATTGGCTCGGTGAAGAAGTCGGTTGTTGCCCAAACTGTTGACCAGGTTTGATCGAAGTTGTCATCGGTGGCAATTTCGGAAATGCTCACATTGTCATCAATGTTGCAAGTCCACCAATCCTGGGGAGTGTAATAATAAGTCGCAGGGGTTTGAGTTGTGCCATTGCGATAAAAGAAGCGGTCGGTGTAATCATCAATCATTCTGCTTGCAGAAGTGATGGCGATTTCAAGCATCGTGTCATCTTGCGTGTCAGTTATGGCTAGAGATGCCTTAACTTCCGCGAGTGTCGCGTATCCGTTGGTGATTGCCACGCTTGATCCTCTTCTTTGATGTAGGCACTACTGCCCGCTCTAACTTTGGGAGTGCGGTCGCAGTTTCCTGCGCCGTTAATCTTTTCGGTTTTGCCATATATCGTTGTGAACTTCCTGCATCCAAAATGACTTTTGATGCGGCAAGATAACTGAACTATTGACGGTGATGGGAACGCCCATCGCACGAAGCCGGCGACAGAAGAGCAAGTCCTCACCTATCCAGTCACCATTTATCGGGCCATCCCAAAACCAGCACCAGTCTTTGCCTTGATTCGGGTCGGCTTCATCGCGCATTCTTTGAAGGATGTCTCTGTGAACAAGTAAGCAACCAGTTCCAACAGCATCAACTTCAAAAATTGAACGCTTCGGATAATTGTAAAGAGGCTCAAAGCCTGTCTCTACTTCTTTGAAAATTGCGGGAACAGGCTTGGGATAAGGCGCATCTATCTGACCAAAACCTGCAAAGACAAGACCTGAAACAACAGGTCGATCTTTATCGTGAGCGGTATCTATTAGAGCATCAAATTCCCTGATGCCTAGTTGCTCATCTGAGTCAATCATCAAGAGCCAATCGCTCTTTGTCTTATCTAGGAACTGTGTGATGACTCTGTTTCTTTGTTTAGAGAGAAGCCCTGAGCCTTTGATTCTGATAAAAGATTCAAAGCGTTCGCCTCTGTTTTGCACTAACTGAATCAGCGTAAAAGCAAAAGCTCCGTTGACCATTCCTGGATCGCAGACACCAACGCTGACTTTGTGACTTGCTTTCATAGTTCCCCCGAACTTTAGGAAGTAAGAGAGCGAACAAGTCGGGGGAGTCTTGCTCGCTCTCTTACAGTATTTAGTTTGCCTTCGACTAGAAGGTTGGAGCTGTTAGACCAGTTCCGCTAATGATTGAGTTAGCGAGTGGATAACGACCTGCGGTGAATGCAGAGTATCCGTAAACAACGGTCTTGATTGTCAAGCTGCCAGCGCCGGTCGCATCGTAGCGAAGGGCGAATGGTGAGCCTGGTTGCTCCCATAGGTGATTCTCTCCTGCGGTGATGCAGTAGATTTCATCCTGATTTGTTCCGGTGCCTTGTGTGGTTGTGATGTTCGCATCGGTGATGATTGGAAGACCAAGCATCTGATAACCGGAATTGCCGTATCCGGCAACGCCTGTTCCGCTTCCGACTGCGTTCATTGGGCCACCAGCAGCAGGAACTACAAGTGGGCGGTTTGAAGAATCAACTGCTGCAAGGAAGAAAGCCAAACGGCGTGGGTGCATCAACCAATGTGTTGGATTGACGAACGCGTTTGTCTGAATCTTCTGAATTGCATCAGCGAGCTTCGGATAAAGAAGTGCAACTGTTGGAGCAGTTGAGGTGAATGTAACTGCGTTTCCACCTGCGCTGCGAAGACCTGTTGGTTCTCCGCTTGATCCTGCGCCGTTTAGTAGCAACTGGTCGAGCTTTGTCTGCCAAGCACGAATCAAGTCAGCGACAACGAAGGCATCAATGCCTGAGCCGCGCTCGATTGCTTGACGAGAAACATCCTGTTGACCTGCAACGGTGACAACATCGATTGTTAGCAATGTGTCATCCATATCTGTTTCAGATACGGCGTTGTTCTGTGGGTCTTGTGCTGCTGCTGAAGAACCAGTTGTTCCACGAGAAATGTTTAGAGTCATTCCTGCTTGTGGAAGGGTGTGCTTGGTTGTTCCGAAGTCAGCGAATGGGCGACCTGCGCGAGCCAAAGGCGCTGCGAGATCGACGAGATACTGAGGAATTACGAGACCAGCGAATGCGCCAGTTCCGACATCACGGCGCTCGATTTCCTCTTCGCGCTGATGGCGAGCAAGGCGATCTTGTGCTGAGTAGTCAGCCTTAAACTGTGCATTGTAGGCATCCATAATGAATGAATTGCCGGACTCTGGTGTGTAGGTGCGAGCTTCGCGTGTAACAGTTGTTACGGAAGGAGTCGCAACAGAAGCAACGCTCTTGCGAGCCTCTTCTGCCTTCTTGTCGGCTGCTGCTTGAGCAGTCAACTTTTCAATTTTGTCATCGAGTGTGCGTGATTCAGCAGCGAGGGATTCGACCTTCTCGGTTTCCTCGGCAGTTAGATCGGTGCGGTTTTCTGCGGCTACTGCCTCAAGAACTGCATCCATTTCTGCCTTTACTGCATCACGGCGCTCAATTACCTTGTCAAGAAATGACATTTAATTTTGCTCCTTGATAGTTTGGTTTGAAAATCGAGGTGGTGGCGATGAGGTTCTCGGCGCTTTAAGGGTGAGATTCTCGCTCCGACTTCGTGAATCTGTCAGATTGCTGACAGAAAATTAAAGGTTGTTACGAATTGCTTTTGCTAGGCGCAAAGAAATCTTGCGACTTGTGGATTCTTCCATTTCGACATCTTCTGAAGAGTCAGGGCTTTCGGTGTCTAGGTCATCGCCATCGACTTCATTCTCTTCTTCTTGACCACTTTCGCCAAGTAAGAGAGCCATCATTTCGACTGACTTCATAATGTATTCGTGACCTTCTTCTAGGTCATCGAAGATGCCTTTGAGGATTGCAAGGCTTTCGCCGGTAACTTCACGGCCTTCCTTGACTGCCTGAATTGCGCTTCTTAGAGCCTCACGCGCCATCACCGAAGTTGTTGGATATGCAGGATAGGTGACCATTGAAACATCACCATCGGCAAGAGAAACTTCTGTTAGAACGCGGGTGCTTCTATCATCGCTCCACTTTTGGCGAATGACTCGGAAAGCAAAACTCATTTGGTCAACATCGCCACGCTCAACAAGAGTGTAAATATCGCGGGCTTCTTGGGTGTTTGCTAACTCTGCCTCGAAGTAAAGACCCTTTTCATCCTCACGCAGAACAAGGGTGTTGTTCTTTGTGCGAGCTAGTGGCAAGCCTTCGTGATTTATTAGTAAGCGAACATCAGGTGTTTCGCTCAAAGTCTTGCGGAATGCGCCAGGTGCGATGCTCTCTCTGAAAGGTAGTGGAAGGCTTGGATCATTGAAGACCGCAGCATAACCGGCGAGTTTCATCGATCCGTCTTCGGAACGAGCCTCGACATTTCGCACATTGTAAGTGCGGCGTTCTATTTTTTTCATCTTACTCCTTGAATCGGCCTCAGCATCTAGGGCATCAATCTTGCGTTGCGCCCAGTTCTGCGCTCTGTCACTAAAGTTGGAATCCCCGCCCCACAAAAGCCAAGCCACTAAACCTGCACCTGGATATTGTGAATCAGATGGATCGGAGTTCTTCGGTGCTTGACCGTCAACTTTATGACGAGCGAACCACGGTGCCATCTTTCGGACTTTGTTTTCACTTACTCGACCGGCAGCCATTTCACGAGCTTCTCGTTTTGTGCCTTCGGTCAGTCCATCTCCCCCAAAACCTTCTCGCAAGTATTCAAGACCGCGAGCAGCGTTGTCGCGGATAAATTGCGGAACGGTCAAATCTACCTGTCGAATCTCTCCACCTGGTTCGATGCCTTCTTCGATTGAAACCGCAATCATTTGGTCAATGGCATCTTGCTTGTTCTCGTGGCAACCGATGGTTTCATAACCGCCGTCAGCATCTTCTTTGACAGTTGCCCAACCTTGACAGTCGGATTGTTCGTTCGAGATGAAATAGGGCATCGGCTTTCCTAGATTAGAAGGAGGACTTCGTTATCGTCTTCAATAATTGAAAAGTCAATGCGCGAGATGGCATTGGCTTTGATTCCTTTTAAGGTTGCCTGTGCCATCGCCTGCGCGATGATTGGCTCAACTTTAGGAACTTCAACCTGTGGGAAATTCGGTTGAACATAACTTGGCGACCCGCTCTGACTGATTGTGACTTCAGGTGTCGGCGGTGTCGGCGGTGTTGGGATTGTGTTCGCCTCTGCAACCAATGAACCGAAGGAGGATGTTGCGGTTGCAAAGGTTGTTCTGACTGCGGCTGCGGTAGCAGTCACTTCCCCAAGAAGTGCAGAGGCGACCACAAGATTTTCAACTTCGGCAGTTGCGCTTGCGCTTACGCTTCCGAAGTTTGATGATCCACTAGCAACAGGGCCGAGCAAGTCAACATCAAGTTGCCCTGTGCCAAGAATCAAGCCTGGCATATTAGCTCGCTATTGTTAGTGAAACTGTTAAAGAGCCACTAGGGATGACATAAGTATCGCCAGCAGTATAGGCATTGCCAGTAATGCTGCCACTAAATAAAAAGTTACCAGTAGAAGCGTTATCCCAAGCAGAAAAGAAAGTGGCATCTTCGCTGCCCGCAATATTTGTCCAAGTGATGTCAGCATCGCTCGTGAGAGTGCCAGCAGAAGCCGCACCGAAGGATGCAGATTGACGAGTCGTTTCCGTGGCGGGATTTGATGTGCCATTTGCTCCAGGGTCTCCGATGTGAAGTTTAATGTAAACAGTTCCCACCGAGAAACTTGAAGCATTACCTACTGCATCAAGAAGTTCGTCTGCTAAGTATGAGGAAATTCCGGTCGCCATTATTCGCCCTCCATAAACTCTTCGATGACTTCAACGATTCGACCGAGTTCATCGCGCTTGACGACTTTGCGAACCAACTTGCGTTCAATCGTGTTTGTGACTTCTACCTTTGGAGCCTCGACATTGACGGTCGGAGAAGCAACTTCAACTTGAGGTGCTTCAACCATCACAACTGGTTGCTCGACATTTACAGTCGGAGCAGCGACATTCACAGTCGGTTCAGGAACCTGAACAACCATTTGAGCATCTCTTCTTTCACGAACATCATAAACCGCTTCAGGGTCGTTCGGATCGATGGTTGAAATCTGTTGTAGTTGTGAAGAAGGCAATCCGGTGTGAGCCATTGCAGGCAAGCCAACGGCTGCAAGAACGGCAGCAGGATCAAAGCCAACTTGAACAAGTTGAGCCGCAATTTCTGTGCGCAACTTCAAGCCAACATCTTTGGCATCAGCAGCATCAATGTTCTGCAATGGAACACGGAACTGATCGCCGGCTTCGCCAAGCGGTGCAAGGTCTTCGACCGATCGAACATCATTGAGGCTCAAGAAGCCTTCACGAAGTCCTTTGGTATAAGCCTCATAGCGTTCAAGAGTTGTGCCACGAAGAAGGGCATCAAGATTGAATTTGATAAAACCATCAGACTCAGGAAGCAAACCTGAGAGTGCTTGCTCTAGGCGCTCAAGTAATGGGCGAAGAGAATGCTGAACGAATGACAAGTTCTGTGCTTCAACAGAAGCAAAACTCATTGCGCCTGATACTGGATGACCTAACAGGCTCAACGGAACACGGAATAATCTCGCGATCTCCTCGACATTGAATTTTCTCGTGTCTAGGAGCTGGGCATCCTGAGCGTTTAGTTGCAAAGGTTTGAAAGTTGCGCCACCTGTAAGAATGCCGATACGACCAGCGCGACCAGGGCCAGCGTGAGAGATGTTCCAATCACGGCCTAAGTCAGCAGCTTGTTCTTGTGTCAGTTCGGTTGGAATCTCAATGATTCCACCAGGGTTGGCAGCGTTGCCGAAATAAGAAGCGGCATAAACATCAGATGCCATCGCAGCGCCAAGAGTTGTTCGAGCAGCACCTATCGGGCCAAGTCCATAATGTTCACCAGGAAGGCGGAACATCGGAATATGAAGAACATCTTGCTTCGTAAGTCTTTCGACATACATTGTGCCGGCATCATAGACGGTGACTTCGTATTCAATCGGAGCATTTGGCTCAGGGCGATGAATGCGAACGCGCTCAGGGTTTAGGCAATAAAGTTCAACAACTTCGCCAAGATTGTCACGAACGGTCAAGATAAAAGCGTTGCCGTGAATGTTAAGTGACGAGATGACTTGCTCTAAGAACTCAAGGCGAGTGGCATCAGGGTTGGGCTTATTGACCCACTCTGGAATCGATCCATAAACGGCAGCGTAGGAGATGCGGTTGCGACCACGGCGAACATAAGCGCCCATTGGTAGCGAGGCAATCGTGTCGCCAAGTAAGCGAACGCAGGCATAAACCGTTGACATCCGAATTGCAGTTTCAGGATTTACTTCAACGCCTGCCGGCATCATATAAGCAGGCCGGCCAGGGATGAGCGGTTGTAACCATTGCTCGCCGGTCTGTGGTTGATTCCGTCTCTCAGAGAAAGACCTAATGCGCTTTGATAATGACATCAGTTGCCTTTCTCAGTTGCCCAAATTAAAAACCCGCCAAGAACTATGAGAGCAAATGGAGGTGAAAACATCCAAACACCCGAAGTCACTAGAGCGACTCCGACTGCGCCAATTACGGCGGAGAGATCGAACTTCATTCATTCTCCTAGACTTGAATTGAATAGAACCGAGGCGCGGGCGCTTTAGGCGGTGCGGGTTGTGTTGCCCTGTCATAGCCAAAGATGGCAGCGACGGCGGCATCCACTTTTCGCCTTGCCGATGCCTTCGCCACCATCACGCCACGACTTGATTGTTTCGTGACACAGTTGGCGACATGCCTTGCGAGTCTTTCATCTCCATCGTGTGTGAAGGATTGATTGACGACGGCTTCGTAAAATTTTTGAGTTGCAGGAACCATTCGCTCTGCGCTGTTGGGATATGCCACAACCGGCAACCCTTCCTCGTCGAGAACCATAAATGTTCGGTTCCATCTTGCGGGGTCGAAAACAATCTCTCTGACAGAAAAACGACTATCTCGACAAAAGTTGATGATTTTGGCTTCGACTTCCGCAACCGGAACGAACCACGATGAATCTGCATCTTGTGGCTTCTCCCAAAGTCCTGCAACGAATAAGTGAGGTTTGTCTGCGCCTAGGGCGAAGCCAACAAGAGCAGTCGAATCATTACTGAATGCGCCGTCAAAGGCAAGCACAACATCTTCGCCAGGAATGAATTGGCGTTCTTTATCTTCTAGTTGTTCCCAAGCTCCATTTGGTAGCCAAGCAACTGAAGTCGAAACGAATGTGTTGCATCGCTTCGTTCTAAATTCTGCTTCAGGTGTTCGCAATACTGCGCTTCTGAAATCTTCGACATCAACGATGTCACCAAGACCAGGATTGCCTTCTGCCCAGGAATCTTCGTCACGATGACTGAATTCAATCTTTGTCGGTTCCCACCAAGCAAAGAAGAATGAAGGATCATCTAGTTCGCCTTTAACAATTCGCTGTCCGTATTGATAAAGCGAATAGCAAAGTGAATCTTGCCCACCGGCTGCCGCTTTGACTCCGGCGGTTGTTATACCGAAAAGCAAACTGTCGGCGCGAGCGCCACCGGCGAGAGAGAGCGTGTTCCATAAATCCCAACTTGGTTGGGCGTGGACTTCATCAAAGATAACAAGAGGTGAAGGATTCAATCCTTCTTTTGTGTAAGCCTCGGCAGAGAGAACGCGATAGACCGATGACTTCTCTTTGTATTCAATAGCATCGCGGTAAAGAGTGAACATCGATGAAAGTTCTTCATCTAATTCAATCATTCGCTTCGCGGTGCCAAAGACTATTTTTGCCTGATCCTTGTCAGCAGCGCACGAATAAATTTCGCTACCGTTTCCGCCAAGAGTAAGACCGGCCAAACCCATAGAAGCAGCAAGAGCCGACTTGCCGTTCTTTCGGGCCATGCCCACCAGCGCCGTTCGATGTTTGAATCTTCCATCTTCCCTCCGAGCAAGTGCGTGTGACAGTAACTCTTTCTGCCAATCGCGGAGAACTAATAACTTGCCGGCAGGTGAAGCAACCGAATCCTTAGTGACTCGACAGACGGCTTCGGCGAACTTTGAATAAATGTCGCCATCGCCCCTGTCACGGTCTGCCTGTGGAACTTCTGTGAGCCAGCGCGGAGGCCAACTCTTAGGATGAGACATTCTTTTGCGCAAGAAGCTCTTGAATCTTTGACCGAGCCTTCACTTCCGCAACCCCCAATTTAGAACGATCCACCGGACTCAAACCGAGTTGGCAGAGAATCTTGAAAATTTCTGTCTCCGTTGTGGAGAGCATTGAGAACGCAGGGTTCGCATAAGCGTAACCTTTGTCCGTATAAAGCACATAGGAAGTTGATTCGATTTGCTTTTGTAGTTCGCGCTTTCGATCTAACTTCTCGCAAAGTTCGGTGAGCAAACGACCGTCTGTGTTTGCAATCCAAGGAGCCATTGAGCGAATTTGTTCCCATTCGCGTTTTGCCTTGCTTGACAAATGCGCAGGAGCAGACTCTTGAATTTGTGGGAGCGCGTGTAGCGTGGCCGAATCAGGCAGTTTGCGCCTGCCTGGATTGCCTAAAGCTCGTTTCAATTCATTTGGTTTGGCGTGACTCATTTTCGTTTCTTAAATCGCCTTCTGTTGATTTATACCCTGGGTAGTCTAAACTGCTACTCTATACGC